ATCGTGATCAAGGAATTGACACCTGAAGAATAGTTTTCACAATTAACGCCTGGCTTTATACGATCTAGTTGATCATCGTCCAGGTCTTTAAATAATTCGGCGCTTACGTGTTGGACGATATGCTGTACTAGATCCATCCCTGCACCTTTTACAATAATAACCCAGTCACCGTAATCTGTTTCTTTTAGCTTGTAGTCTGTGATCTCTGCAACGTAATTTGTTATATTTAACATTCTGCCCTTACTCATTACGAAGAATGAGATATTTCTAGACATTCCAGACTTAGCAATATATCTAACTATTGCAAATATATCGGACTGTCTCCCATATATTCCTTCGTCATCGCATTCAACATAATCACCTTTAATGTGTTCTGCTAATGTTTTTTTGTCTGTGTCTATTTGTCCAGGCATGTGATCGCCATTGTTAAAAGATGTATCAAATAATAAATTAAATAGATTTATTTTAGATTGATCTTTTGTATATTTATATTTTAGTGTTTGTAAAGCCATTAAGCCCTCCTTCTTCCATACTCTAAATATACCAGGATCAATATCTAATGCAAGGATCTAATTATCTTTTACTTGCGTTAAAGATCCTAAACTTGTCAAGATCTTCATGCTTATAATTCTTTTTCATGATCGCCTGATGTTCTTTGTTCCTGATCGTAGTTATATCTGCGCATGTATGATCTAAGATAATAAAGCCGTCCATGATCGGTTTACTATTTTCAAAATGGTTCTTCTCGTTTCCTAATTTAATTTTATCTATGATCGTATCAATAGCAAACGCTCCGTCATGTGCAACTAACAATGTAACTTCTTCTATATGTATCACGCCTTTACTCCGATCTTCTCTGCTATTTTGTAGCAATTACGACATAGATTCTTCTTTCGTCCCCATACTTCAACACTTCGTTGCATTCTCTCCGTGCTTATTATGTTACATACTTGACATATAGCCATTACTTATTCCTTCCTTTTAGTTCTTTTATTTGGTCCTTTAACCTACGTATTTGATCTTTAGATCTTCTTTTATTTTCTTCTTCTCTTGTTCTCATGCCTTGCACCTGGCGTTCTTTATTTCCTTTAAATTGTTCAAGCTCTTTTAAAAGATTTTTATATCTAAACTCTGTCACTTTATATTCTTTTAACTTCTTTCCTGAAGTCATGCAAATATCATCGTCTTTATATTCTTTGTTTAATTCTTTCTTTAGATCACGTAGACTTGTCACTTAGATCTCCTTCCTTGATCTCTTGTACATATAGTTTAACATTAGGATTGTTTAATGTGTCAATCATTTTACTAGCGGAATTAAATGCGTCTTGTTTATCCTTAGCTAGATAAGTTATATTCCAGATACCTTTAACTGTAAACTTTTTCATTATTTATTCCTTCTCCAAGCAACTTCTTATATCTTTGTCATCTAAGTCTTGTACATATTCAATTGCTTGTTCATCATTCATAGCCGAAAATGATACAAACATTGTATATATTTTTGGTTTAGCCATTATTTATTCCTTCTCATTTAACCTAAATTTAACTACTGTAATTATTCTGTCACTAGCACAGTCTATAATTTCTTTTAGTTCTTTTAGATCATTACATTCTGAAATGTAAGTATTTATTTTATCACCCATTATTCCTTCTCCTTTAACCGATGTATTAGTCCGTCATTAAGATCTGATAGTCTCTGGTTTTCCCATTGTAAAGTCTTGATCTCATTATATAAAATTTTAAAATCTCCTTTACGTTTTGTTCTCCAACTCTCATCTGCAAACCAGTAACCAACTAGCATACCAAAAGATAAAACCATTAATATAACTACTACATTTAAATATGTTGTATCAATCATGCGTCTATCGTTTCAAATTGTGTGTACGTTATGCCTGTCTTTTCAAATTGTTCTATTATTTTTTGATTAGTTACGTCATACTCATCGTCTCTTCTTCTCATGATCCATACCTTCTTCCATATAGCACTGTCATCTCCGCTACAAGTCTTATCAAAAAACAATGCGTTATCATATACAGAAGGTATGTATGTATACATCCTGATATATTGATCATCCTTATTATATTTCATTAACTTCATAGCGTCTTCTATTAGCTTGGGATCATAAGCCATGTGTACTATTGGTCGTCTTTTATCTGGATCTAAGCTACCCTTTTCATCATTAATAAAAGATACAAATAACTTAAAAACATTTCTCGTTACTGCTCCTTCTATTGTTGCACGTAAATATGAATTAGGTTTATGGAATTTATCATCATACCAGGATAACTGGTTGTATTCTGTGTTGTCTACCCTTAGACCTATAAAGTTAGAAGTAGTTGGATTGTCAAAAGACCATCCAGAATATAATTTCTTTTCTTCTAGTGTTGATCTACTTAATTCTACTTCGTGATTGTTTCCATAAATTGATAGCGTTGCATATCCGTCTATGTCTGCTTTCTTATAGTTTTTAAATAAACTTAGGATCATAGCATTAAAGTCTTTAACTCTAACACTTGCAACAACTCTATTAACATGTCCCTGTATACTCTCATCATTTTTTCTCCAATGATGTCTAGTAGTTACATTTTCTTCTGTACTAAATTTTATTATTGCTAACCTGTGTGCGTCTGTTGTCCAGGCATAAAAAAATTCTCTCTCAACAACAAAATTAATATACTTTAAACTGTTCTCCTTCCCTGCATGTGTGGTTAATTGTTTTAATAACTTTAAGTCGTTATATTTTACTGAGATAGTAGTTACTACCTTCATGGTTCCTTCCTTCCTGTTTGTAAGTAACGGCTTGTAACAAACAAGGGCTTGCAATTTATTACGACATTAACCTTGTATGTTACAAGCATGGCTATTGCTAGTCACGTGGTCGTCACTTAATTCTGTTATGGTTTTTTCATAACTTCTCCTAACCGTTAAGTCATTTAAGTTAGGATGTTCAAACAATAAAATAATATTTTTATTTTGTCAAGGATTGAAGTATATTTTTTTTATGGTAGCTGTGACCAGAATGGATCGTCATAAAATTTATTACCTATCTTTGTTTCCATGATCTCTACAAAAGTATCAAGTGTTAAACATACAACTATCGGTACTCCGTCTGGTTGTCTACGATCTGATCCTGTTTTTACAAGACGCTTCCATATTAATGCTGTATATGCCGACTTTGACTTCTTTATTGCCTTCGCTAACTCACGTGTTATGTTTAGTGACTGCCTAGCTTTACATTCCACATAGAAATCTCTTCCATTCCAGTAGAATTTAACATCTCCTTTATCATTCTTACCACCTTCCGCAATTCTCTCTCCATTCATCATCTTTGCTACGAATGTTTCGAGCTTTGTTCCCTGCTGTTTTTGTTTGCTCATTACTCATCTTTCTTTGTAAGTTTCCTTCCTTTGAGTCCTTTAGGTGAGTTTAATATTCTAGCTATTGAAGATATATATTCTTTCATGTCGCACCTATGTAATCTTCCATAATCTATTTGCACATCTCTTTGTACATACTGATAAGAAAATAAATCATACATATCATGAACAACTGTTAGTTCCCCTGTCCCTTTACCTGTTACGATACCGACTTTGACTCCGCCATAGTGTGATATATCATCAGTAGGAAAATTAGGTTCGCTTTTTTTTATATACTTAACAAGATCACTATCTTCACATGTATTATTTGGAAAGAATAAGATAGTATTGTTTTCATCTATCTCTTCGGAGTTAGTAATGGCTTCAAGGAATCCTTCTGATTCATCAAGAAGATTCCATACACTTTTAGCACCTCGTGATTTCAACACCTGTTTCATACTTATAACTGTAGCTGAATTTGTTGGTCAAGTCTATTTATTAACTCCTGTTTTTTTTCCTGATCATTTAATTTATACATAGATATATTTTTATTTTTATGAGTGTGACCAGGTAGTTTGCATGGTGTGCCTTCGCCACCTAAGATGTAATCTTCACCATGATCTGCACGAATTTCAGATATTCTATTTCTAGCAGACCAACCTAATTCATACAGTTCTCCTGCACAATGCCATTGATTGTCTGAAAGGATCTGCAATATGTCATCTCTCATACTCATAATAAATCTATGTATGATCTAGTAACAGGAGCTTTAATTTTTTCAGGATCTTCAGTATACTTTTTTCTACTTACTAACTTTAAATCTTCAGCAGCGTCCCATCTCATATTGTTTTCTGCTATTCTGTATGCTTCATTCTTTCCTTCATTAGTTACATACTCTAGCTTTGTGCCACCCCATTTATTATTTACATAGGTGAATGTAAATACCCAATGGTTTTTATTTTTCATTTTGTTTCCTTCCTTTTTTGTTAGTCTTATTTAAAACGGTGCTTCATTTTCCCCTACATCATTGATGTCTTTAGCTTTAGGTAACTCTGGCATGTACCAAACTTCAGGTGCTTTTTTATCATTAGCAAATGAATCCATATACCAGATCCTACCGCAATCCTGGTTCTTACACTTCCAATCTGGGAATGTTTCTTTAATTTTTCCGTCATACTTATCTTGTCTGTTGTCCCACAATTCACTACCACAACCCATACACTCTGGCTTTACACTACCCCGAGTTACTACTCTCTTCTCTTCTACTTCTAAACCAACTGCGGACAACTTCTCTTCTGCTGTACCCTTAACGTCTTCATCTTTAACAGCACCATCTAATTTCTTTTGAACAGTGGCAGGCGGTGTCCAATTACTATTGCTAGTATTTTTTGAGACAGCACCGCTTGCTTCCTGCTCAACCCTGTTGACCTTTTCCATTTCAGTTGCTGATGGTCTTTTTTTTGCGGCATATTTCCAATTAGCTAATGCTCTTCCGATAGCTGACGTTTCGCAGTTCTCTATCCATGAAGTTACATTAGCTCCTTTATCACTATTATGATCCTCTGCTATACCAGTCGTAATAGGTTTAGGATCATCTGTATTTTTAAAAACAAATGCTTTAATAACAACTGACTTATGATCTTCTGCTAAATCTATAACATCAGTTTCAATTCTTCCGTTTGGATTGTCTTTCCAAAATTTTTTTATTCTATCTTCTACTTGATCGTATTCATTTAAATTAAATTTAGCCATCTAAGTCTTCCTCTACTATCGTAGTGTCCCTATCTACAGTATAGCTAACCCAAATGACAGTTTTCTTATTGACATTATATTGTTTAACTATATCTGCAATACTTTGTTCCATTGTATTGTATATTAAATCTCCTATTTTTGCAGCTTCTTCCACAGATTCTGCTGTAATTATATAATCTCTTGTACTTGTATCGGTGTACATAATTCTAGGATTTAATGGCTCTGGCATACTACTCCTTATTTTCTGGGATATTTGCAATGACAAATACTTACATTAGTATAGCCGTTGGGATGTTTATATGAATAACATTTACTATTTGTCTTCGATGTACCAGTTGTCATCACATACCTCCACTACTTCTACTTCTAATTTAAAATCTTTAGGAAATCCAATGACTTTTACGTCTTGATATTCTCCACTTTCATTTAGAAGTATCTTTACCTTTGCCATCTTCCTTTTCCTGTCTTCTATCGTATTCTTCTTGTGCTTTTAATATCTCTTCATTATAATCAGCGACAAATTTCAGTGTAAGTTCTACTACTTTAGTAGGATCAGCAGGTTTTACAAGGTTAGTTTTCTCTAACATCTGTCCACCTACTGCATTGCCCATGTCAATACACCACTTCTTCATCCCCTTTTGATCTTTAAATAAATTCATGTATTAATCGCCACCACGTTCTGCACGTACAAAAACATAATGAATTACGTTATTCCATAGTTCAAATTCATATATGTATAGATCATTAGCTCTTAGATAATCTCTAAGATCTTTGATACTATATATAAATATAGGTTTACCGTTGCGTGCAACAATAAACTTAGCACCAGTCTTAGCAACTGATGATCTCAACTCAGATAACATAAAGCTATCATCAACTTCTGTGGTCTCAATGTTTGCAGTCATTTTACCTCCAATATAAGTATATACTATAAATACAAGTTTTCAAAATATTTTCACAAATTCACAAATTATATGCTATACTAAAGTCATAATAGGAAACAAGTATATTCGCAAGAACATACAGGAAACAAGTTATAAGCAGGAGATCCTGTAGATTTATCTACAGGATTTTTTGTTTATATAAAAAAAAGCTGAGAATCTTTTACGACCTCTCAGCTTTTTTCACGTATACTTTATCTTGAATATGGCATTATTTAGATTAAGCATTCTTAATAATAATAAAATTATTTTCTTTGTCAAGGAATAAAAAAGAGCCGCTCACTGACGGCTCTTTTTTTTGGAAGGAGGCACCTCATGACTTATGAGATAGCCAGATCCTATATTACTGTCTGTTATACTGAATGTCAAGTAGCATAGGGTTTCCTCCTTTACCTATTTGCTACTGCACCAAGATAATTTAACTTGATCTTGGTGCGTTAAACGATCTCTTTATTATTGTGTCCATCTTTATCTACAACCATAGTCATAACACCTTGCTTAGTTTTCTTACCTGCCTGGTGTTCAAACCATGTAGACTCATCTAATGAAGGAACTTGGATCCATGTTCTACCATCATGAACTTCACGATGATGATGGTAATGACCAGTCACAAGGATCTGACTAGATCCTGCGTGAAAACCACCAAAGGTTTGATTCTTCCACCAATTCATTACCTTAGCTTCAACTCCCCCACCGAAACCAGTAAGATGTCCGTGAGTAAAACTCATGTTCGTACCACATACGTTAAGCGATAAGTGTGGTTCATCTGGGATCACAAACTTAATGTGATCATATTGTGGTTTGTCTGCCATGATCTCAGCTACTTGTTCGAAGACTTCTAAGTCATAGTTGTCCATCTCTCCAGTTGGTGCATTTCCTTTACTAATTCTTTTAGTACCATGATTACCTGGAACTGCTCCTACTACAACGACATCAAAATCTTTAGACCATTCAACCAACGCTTTAGCTATTAATCTTCTAGCTAATTTCATTTGATTTCTATAGTCAAGCTCTACTCCATTAGGTCCCATAGCTGTGGGGTAAAATCCTACGCAACCTTCAACGATGTCACCTAATCCTACTACTGTTAACTGATCCATCTGTACTCCTGCTTTACGTAGGAAATTGTATCTATCACGCACCGTATCTATCTTTTCTAAGAATCTTTTAACAATAGCTTCTGTCCCTCCGCCATCTCTTTTACCTAGTTGTAAATCTGATACGGCAACAAAGAATGAAGCAGTTGGTTTTTTCTTTTTAGGTTTAGCTTTACGCTTATAAGATTGAATCCATTTACTTATTCTATCGTAATCTTCCTGATCTATAGTAGCTTCAGTTGCTACGATCTGAGCTTTAAATGCCCACGCCTGGTGTGTCTCTCCCTTTCCAATATTCATATCCCATGTAGATACACGGATCGTGTCATTAACTATGGCATATTTCTTTGGATCGAATCCCCACTCTTGTAAAAGATTATCAAACTCTGGAGTTGGATTATTTGTTGGTCTTGTTGTTATAGTACCAGTCTTAGTCTTATAACTAAACTGTACTCCTGGCTCCCATCCGTTAGGATGAGTAGCGTCCTCCTTTGTTTCGTTGTGCGCTACGTCCTGTTGTACTTCAGTAAGTTTACTTACTTGCGAGTTGTTTTTTTGCATACTCTTTTAATACTACGATCACTGATCCACCACCTGCAATAGCTGCGGCTTCAAGTGCTGTAATTTCTAAGCTAATAGCAGGTCCAACTAACAAAGCACTTCCAAATGCTTCAATAAAAGTCCAAACTACTTTCTCTATAAGTTGCTTTAGTTCGTCACTCATACATCTCCAATCTATGTAATAGGTTTACCTCTGAGTTTACTATCAATGCGTGTCACTTTTTCGTGAATGCTTCGTAGTGTTTTCTCAAAGTCTTTGTCATTAGAATCAGAAGATACTGCTGTACCATCTAGGTTTATCTTGCTGTATTCTATAGTAACTTCTTTGTTCTG